CAGCAGCAGTCGCAGCGCGTAAGGCAGTTTATGAACTACTACATCACTAACGTGATGGAGGAATATACGCCTGAACTGGACCAGATGCTGTTTTATTTGCCGCTGGCAGGGTCTACGTTCAAGAAAGTTTACTACGATGAGACTATGTCGCGGGCTGTCAGCAAGTTTATACCGGCAGAGCACCTTGTTGTGCCGTATGAAACGTCTGATTTAGAGACTTGCCCGAATATAACCCAGAGTATCCGCATGTCTTTGAACGATTTGCGGAAGAAACAGGTGGCTGGGTTCTATTTGGACATCCCTGTTTTGCCTGCACAGCAGGAAAGTGACTCAGTTTCTAATGAAATTGACAACATCGACGGCATGTCATCGTCTCAGATTGACTACGACTGCACCATTTTGGAGTGTCACGTTGATTTGGACCTTGAGGGGTACGAAGATACGGACGATGACGGCGAGCCAACAGGTATTAAGATACCCTATGTTGTCACAATTAGTCAGGATAACGGCCAAATATTGGCAATTCGGCGGAATTATCGCGAAGATGACCCAGAAAGACGCAAAATACAGTATTTTGTGCACTATAAGTTCCTTCCGGGCTTTGGTTTTTACGGTTTAGGTCTTATTCACACCATTGGCGGGTTGTCACGCACCGCCACGGCGGCACTGAGGCAGCTTATCGACGCTGGAACGCTATCCAACCTCCCTGCGGGTTTCAAAGCCCGCGGATTGCGTATCCGGGATGACGATGACCCGCTTCAGCCCGGTGAGTTTCGCGATGTCGATGCTCCCGGAGGGGCTATTCGTGACAGCCTGATGCCGCTGCCATTCAAAGGCCCTGACCAGACGCTGTTTAATTTGCTTGGTTTTGTGGTCGATGCTGGCCAAAGATTTGCCACAATTACCGATATGAAGGTAGGTGACGGCAACCAGCAGGCTGCGGTGGGTACGACTATTGCGCTGTTGGAACAGGGCTCTAGGGTGATGAGTGCGGTGCATAAGCGCTTGCACTATGCGATGAAGCTTGAGTTTAAGTTGCTTGCCAAGGTGATGTCGGAGTTTCTGCCACAGGAGTATCCGTATTCTGTGGAGGGCTCAGATACCAGCGTTATGGCAACGGACTTTGATGACCGGGTTGATGTAGTACCTGTGTCAGATCCAAATGTGTTTAGTCAGGCCCAGCGGATTGCGTTGGCTCAGACTAAGTTGCAGTTGGCGGGGGCGGCTCCTGAGATGCACAACATGTACGAAGTGTATCGGGACATGTATGATGCGCTGGGAGTCAAGGACACCGACAGGATTATGAAGCGCATCCCTGACGATGAGCCTACACCTAAAGATCCGGCGCAAGAGAACATCGACGCGATGGACATGGTGCCGCTACATGCGTTTGAAGGTCAGGAGCATGAGGCGCACATCATGGCACACATGGTGTTTGGTTCTACGCCGATGGTGGCAAGTATGCCTGCTTTGGCTATGGCTTTGCAGAAGCACATCATGGAGCATGTAAAGATTGCAGCGCGGGAACGAGCCGCAGTGCAGTTTATTCAGAGCAGGCAAGCCGCGGGCGGCGAGGCGGCTACTGAGGAAGAGATGCTGGCTATTGAGGGCTTGACTGCACAGTTTGTTGCCGAAGGTATGCAGATGGTCAAGCAGATGTCTCAACAGGTGTCCGGCCAAGGCCCAGACCCGTTGGTACAGCTTAAAGAGCAGGAGCTACAAATTAAGGCGCAAGCCGAACAGGCCGACGCTCAGAATGATGCAGCCAAGCTTAACCTTGATGCTCAGAACCAGCGGATGCGGGCAGACCAGTTCCAGCAGAGGCTGGCTAGCCAAGAGCGGCAGACCGCGGCGCGTATTCAGTCTGCTATGGAACGTGAAATGCTTAAACAACGAGGTGATTAAAATGAGCGCAGTAAAGATTGTGACTAACAAGCCGGGGGCTGCTCCAAAAGCCGAGGAGTACGGCAAGGTAAAGGATGTAAAAGTCCCTGCTACTATGAAGAAGATGACTGTCCGTGGCATGGGTGCCGCAATTAAAGGCGGGAGCTACATGGGGTGTGAATAACTACTGAGTTAGCTTGGGGGCTACATGATTGCAGAAACACTTGCGGGCATTGCGCTCGTTAAATCTGCTGTGGATGGTATTAAATCTGCTATTGGGACGGCAAATGACGTTGGCGAGATTGCCGGTTACATAGACCAGCTTTTTGAAGGCGAGAAGCAGGTACAGCAAAAAAGAGCAAAGAAGTCAGGATCCCGGATTGCAGATCAGTTCGGGGTATCTACGGTTGCGTCCGAAGTCATAGATGCGCGTCTGGCTCAAGAGAAGATGCAGGAGATGAGAACTCTTGTAGATATGCGGTTTGGTCCGGGCACGTGGCAGAGCATTGTAGATGAACGCGCTAGACGTATCAGAGAAGCCAAAGAGGCGGCTGCTGAAGAAGCGCGTAAGAGGCAAGAAGAGGTCGCGCATTTTGAAGAGGTCATGAAGCAGGTGGTCATGACAGGTGCTGTTTTATTTATAGCCTTTGGGTTTTTTGTATTTTTGGTTAAAGTGGTGCTATGACTGTAGATAAATTCTTAGAGTGGAGGATACTACCGCGCTTTATGATGCTGATGAGCACAGCTATGTCGTGGCGCTGCGCGGAGTGGTTTATGGAATTACCGGACCCGACCGCAAGTCAAAGCGCTTTTGTTTCTGTTGTAATGGGCGTCATGACCGGCGTTTTTGGTATATGGATGGGACACGAGCACAAGCCTGCCCCTAAAAAAGATGTTTAAGGTAATAGTTTTAGCGTGTAGTGTCGCTTTTCCTTCCGATTGTTGGGAATATCACGATACGAGAGGCCCGTATAAAACCAGAGAAGCGTGTCAGGAACGAGCTTATGTTATGGGTAATGATATAGCCTCTATACATAAAGGGCGCATTATGCCAAAGAAGTTTCGTTGCGTAGCGCTAAAAGGAACACAGCTATGACAAAATGGCTAAAATGGCTATTTTTAAATAAATCTTTTATGACTGGCGATCTTTCTAAGCATCGTAAATATACGACGAATTACGAAGATCTGTGTATGTAGGAGACTTATATGATACAGGCACTGATTGGTCCGGTTACAGGACTTCTAGATAAGTTTATTGAAGACAAAGACCAAAAGAACAAGCTGGCGCACGAGCTTGCCACAATGGCAGACAAACACGCCCAAGAGCTTGCTAAAGGTCAGCTTGCTATTAACGCTGAAGAGGCGAAGCACCGCAGCATTTTTGTGGCGGGCTGGAGACCCTTTATCGGCTGGACATGCGGTATTGCGTTAATGGCACACTATGTTTTATTTCCGGCGACTGACTTTGCTGTAGCCTACATGGGCTACGACGTTCCCCCGATGCCTGCTTTTGATATGGACAGTTTGATGACTGTGCTTCTGGGTATGCTCGGTCTGGGTGGGATGCGTAGCTTTGAAAAGTTCAAAGGACTCGCCAAATAATGGAAGCAAACTTTTTTAAGAGCCTTGAGATGGTGCTGCACCACGAAGGCGGTTTTGTCGATCACCCGGAAGATCCGGGTGGCGCAACCAACAAGGGCATTACGCACAAAACATATGCGGACTTTCTTGGTCGTCCCTTAGAGGATGTAAACGAACTACAAAACATCCCGGAAGAACACGTTCAGCAGATCTACAAGAACGGTTACTGGGACAAGGTTAAGGGCGATGAGTTGCCCGGCGGCGTAGACTTTTGCGTTTTTGATTGGGCCGTGAACAGCGGACCGGGCCGCGCCGCAAAAGCTCTGCAAAAAGCGGTAATGGTGACACAGGACGGGGCTATCGGTCCGATGACTTTGGCGGCTGTATCTGAGTATACGCCTGCCGAAATCATAGAGTCAGTGACCAAAAGCCGCATTGAGTTTTACAAGAGCCTAAAGACCTATGACACCTTTGGTAAAGGTTGGTTAAGAAGGGCAAAAGAAACTCGTGACTTTGCGTTAGAACTGGTATAACACTATATCGGACTTAACGCGGAGATATACGAGTGGATGAAATATACTTTGCTGAAGCCGTTTTTCGGATTATCCGTGAACGGCGTCAGGGTGTTCAAGACTTGTTGATTTATGACAACGTGTCTAACATGGAGCAATATCGTGAGCTCATGGGTAATTTAAAAGCCCTAGATCACGTGGAACAGGAACTCAAGGGCCTGCTAGAAAAACAGGAGCAAAGCAATGGCTGAAGCGCAAGTTAACCTTGAAAGCGTTTCTGAGGGTGTCGCAAACCTCACAGAAGCATACAAGGATGTTACCGATAAGGTATTAGATCCCGAGTCAATCGGCGGGTCTCTCTTAGAAAGAATGCCATCCCCGACGGGTTGGCGTTTGCTTATTCTCCCCTACCGTGGAAAAGGTAAAACTGATGGGGGCATTTATCTCCCCGATACAGTGGTTAATGAGCAAACCGTATCTACACAGGTTGGCTATGTTCTCAAAGTTGGAGAGCTAGCTTACAAGGACGAGGAAAAGTTTCCTGCCGGTCCGTGGTGTGAGCAAGGTGATTGGGTGATGTTTGCCCGTTACGCTGGTTCTAGGTTCAAGATTGATGGCGGTGAGGTTCGCATCTTAAACGATGACGAAATCTTAGCGCGTATTCAAGAACCTGAAGATATTCTACATTTCTAGGAGATATTGATGTCAGAAGATAAAAGAGAAGACCAGATCGAACTAGATCTGGAGGATGAGCGGGAAGTAGAGGTTTCTGCTGGTGGTGGCGACGACGATGACGGTGAACAGCAGCCGTTAGCCGCGTCCGAAGAAGATAATTTTGATAAAGCCGAGAACGCCACGCAAAAACGTATTGATCGCTTGACTAAGAAAATGCGTGAGGCGGAGCGGCAGCGCGAAGAAGCTATAAAATATGCTCAAGGCGTACAGTCCGAGGCGCAAAAGCTTCAACAGCGTATGGACGCTTTGGACAACAGCTACGTTAACGAGTATAGCACTCGCGTAGAAACTCAGATGGGCACCGCCGAGCAAGAGCTTGCCCGTGCTATTGAGATAGGCGACACAAACGGCGTTATTGAGGCCCAGCGTAAGATAACTGGTTTGGCTATTGAAAACGACCGCGCTAAACAAGCAAAAGTACAGCAAGAGCGTTACGCTCAGCAGGTACAGGCTCAAAGGCAGCAGCAAGTCCAGCAGCCCATGCCGCAACAGCAGCCCCGTCGGCCAGATCCAAAAGCCGAACAGTGGGCGCAACGCAATAGCTGGTTTGGTGACGATGAGGCTATGACTTATGCCGCTTTTGGTGTACATAAGAAGTTAGTAGAGGATGAAGGGTTTGACCCACAGTCCGATGACTACTATAATGAACTAGATCAGCGTATGCGGGCAGAATTTCCGCATAAGCTTAACGGTGGTAGCAGACGGCCCGCTCAGACGGTTGCTTCCGTATCCCGCAATACCTCTGGGCGCAGTAGTGGGAAAAAGGTTAGACTCACCCCTAGCCAAGTCGCAATAGCGAAGAAATTGGGTGTGCCGCTTGAAGAATACGCGAAATACGTGAAGGAGTAAGGTAATGAGTGAACAAACAATTAATCGGACTTCTCGCGCAACACAAACTCGGGAAAAAACGGCAAGGCGTAAGCCGTGGGCTCCCCCGTCTATGTTAGATGCACCACCTGCACCGGATGGTTTTAAGCATCGTTGGATCCGGGCAGAAACCCGTGGTTTTGACGATACTAAAAACGTCAGCGCAAAAATGCGCGAAGGTTGGGAACTGGTCCGTAAGGATGAGTACCCTGACTTTGAGGCCCCGGTACTAGACTCAGGTAAATACGAAGGTGTGTTTGGAGTAGGTGGACTTGTTCTTGCACGTATACCGTTGGAAACGGTTGCAGAACGGAAGGCATATTTCGATCAACGGAATGCTGACCAGATGCAGGCTGTAGACCACGATATGATGCGTGAGAACTCTCATTCGACCATGACGATCAATAAACC